CCCTTATTTGCATTATCTCTTAAAAACTGCTTAATATCTTCAAGCAACGGCTTTATATCTTCAATTTCTGGTGGAATATTTGACCAAACTTTTTGGAGTTTTTCAGGTAAATAAACAAATTCCTCTATCCCAAAATTCTCCCTCGCATCCATCTCCTGCTCATCAGTTAATCTATGAGAAAATAGTAAAAACATCTTTTTCATTCTACACTCCTTTTTTTTGATTTCTCACAAAAGCTAATTATATACTATATATGTAGGTGTTTGTTTGTTATTAAAAATAATATTTATGTATTTTTTTTTGTTTTGAATGTTTTTAGGAATAAAAAAAACTGAGGAGTTATACTCCCCAGTTTTCTTTGAACAAATCATTAATTGATTTTACCCATTCAATTTCTTTTTCGTAATCTTTAATTATTTTATTTATTAATGTCTTATCTAAGTCCTTCATTTGTGCCAATTTTATGCCTGTAACCTCTATTCGTTCTTCTTCTGTTACATATCCGTCTTCATCACAATATTCCTTGATTAATGATACATCACCATCTCCGAATACATAAATCTTTTCATATTCATTTATTTCAATTTCCGCCCTCCAATATATGGAATGTTCCATTATTTTTCTTAATTTTTCTTTAACTGCTTTTTCCTTTTCCTCCATTAATTTCTTTTCTTTAATAAGCTTTTCTTTTAGACATTTAACAATTTCCATGATACTCTCCTTTTTTTTAATTTAATTTTTCTCACAAAAGCTCATAAAAAAAAGAATTCTTTTTTCAAGAACCAATAGGGGGAGGGTTGGTTTAGAGATTTGATGGGTTAAAATAATAATCACCCACCCAAAATTAATAAAAAAAATTAATAAAAAAATCAATAAACTAAAAATATATATAACACTATTTTACTCTTAATATTCATTTACACTTTTTGTTAAAATCTTAATTATTTTAATAAAAAGGAGCTAATTATGAATAAGTTAGAGTTTGAAGGTAAAAAAATGAGAGTGGTTGAAAAAAGATTAGAACCAATATATGAGATTGCTAATAAGATAGGTTTTGCTAATGATATTGATTTTGATGAACTTGAAATGTTAATTCTTGATTGTAATGTTAAACCAAGTGAATATGAAAAAACAATAAGAACAATTGTTTATGCTAAACATAGATTGATTTATAGAAAATCAAGAGTAGAGGCTTTTAAGGTTGCTTTTCCTGAAAGATACAATTCAAGTAACAATAGAAACACTATTGAAACAAAAGCTAGAAGAGTTGAAGAATATAAAGTATATAAGAGAATAGTTAGTTTAGTTAGTGCATCTATGTATGTATCATATATGGCTGATAGATTTATGGTATTGGACTTGGCTCTTGAAAAGATTTATGATAAAAGAACCAAAGACAGAGATAGGATTGAGTATATGAAAGTATTTTTACAAGAAACAAGAAAACCAGAAGAAATGAAAGGATTAGAAGTTAATATTAATGTTAACAATGTTCAGATAAATAGAATAGAAGATAAAATGAATGAAATAAGTTCTAAATTAGAAGGATTAAGTGCTGATAAGGTATTGGAGATAATGAATGGTAATAAATAGAACTCCATACAATAAACCTTATACTCCTACAAAAGAAGCTATTGAATACTTCACTTGGTTCAATATGTTTTTTGAAGAAGAAAACAAAACTCCACCTTCTCATTTTCAATTAATTGACCATATTAATTCAAGGTATAAGAGAAAAGGAGTTATGTGTCATAGGGGTTTTGGTAAAACAACTTTAATGAGATATAACTTATTGTATTGGCTCTTTAAAGCAAGAAAACCTAACTTTGGAGAGTTTGATTATATCTTACTTATTCAAGATACTGTTGATATGGTAGCATCAACAATTGATACATTATCTTATCTTATTGAAGATACTGAATTAAGTAATTATCTTGAAATAAAGAAAAAGAATTTAGGTGATAATCCTGTATTATGGGTTTATAATAAAGAAAAAGATAAGATGATGTATATAAGAGGTAAAGGTAGTGGACAAGCTATTAGGGGTATCAACATAAGAGGTAAAAGACCTAATATTATTATCCTTGATGATATTGAAGATGAGAATAAACAAACTACAAAAGAAAGTAGAGATAAGTTAAAATGGTGGTTCTATAATGCAGTAGCACCTGCTGTTAACAAGAATAAATATGAAATGATTATTATTGGAACCCCTACTCATGAAGACAGTTTATTAATGGAGCTTTATCATAATTCAAAATGGGCTTTTATAGAACTTCCTGTATGTGAGAAGTTTCCTGTATTAAACAAAAATGAAATAATCTCTTCATGGCCTGATAGATTTACTCCTGATGAAATACTAGGAACATATGAAGAATTAAAAGAAAATGGTAGAGAACTTAGCTTTTGGCAAGAATATATGCTTAAAGTTGTTCCAAGAGATAACTTACTCTATGATATGAACAAAATTAATTACTTTAAATTAGAAGATTTAAAGAAATTTGTTCATTCATTAACTTTTTATGTTTCTGTTGATTTAGCTGTAAGTGAAAAAGATTATGCTGATTATACTGCTATTAGTGTAATAGGGATAAATGAAAATAATGATTGGTTCTTAGTTGATGGTTTTTTTGGAAGAGTAAAACCTGATGAAACAATAGAACAAATATTTAAGTTTGTTACAAGATGGAGACCTTATGCTGTTGTTATGGAACAGATAGGATTACAACTTGCTTTTGATACTTTCTTAAAAAAAGAGATGATTAAAAGAGGTAAGTTTTTTAATATAGAAAAAGTTAAAAGAACCAATAGTAAGTTAGCAGTATTAAAAGGATTTCAACCTATTGTTGAAATGGGTAAGTTCTGGTTACCAGAAGATTATTTAAAAGACTTTGTAGATGAACTAAAATCAGAAATGAGTATGATTACAAATGAGGCTATAAAAGCTAAACATGATGATTTAATAGATAGTATAGCTCAACTAACATTAACTGATACTGTTTATGTTGGTTCTATGTTTGTAGATGAAGAAGATGATGATGAATTTTCTTTCTTAAAGCAAAGAGAATATAAAAATCCTTATATATTTTAACTTTACATTTCTTCTTCTTGGTTCTACTTAATATAATGAGTTTGCATCAACTCAAAAAGGATTCAAAATGGATTTTGATGATGTTATTAGGGCAACAGGAGTTGTTGTTAGCAATGTAAATCCTCTTGCAGGAACTGCATTGGTTCTTCTAAGTGATATTGTTGAAGAACTTGGTGGAGAAGATGTTGTTGAAAATGAAGTAGTTGGTATTGGTGGAACAATTGCTATGCTTGAAAAAGCTCTTGAAGAAGATGATAGAGAGCTTATACAAAAAGCAATTTACAATCTAAAAGCATTAGAAAAACTAATTAAATAAAAAGGAGTTTAAATGACAAAAGAAGAATTAAAACAATTAACTCAGGAAGAATTAAAAACAATTGCTGTTGAAACTTCAAAAGTAATTAAACAATATATTGATGAAAATACTATCTCTCCTGAACAAGTAGAAGAACTTGAAAAAGCAAATAAATTAGCTGAAAGTCTATTAGGTTTATTTGACTCAAATGAAGATGGTGCAATTACATTGGATGAGTTTGTTAAAAAGCTAAATGAAATTTATGCTACTTTATCAAATGTAAAAGAACTAAAAGAACAAATCCTTAGCATTGCAAAAGACTTAGGAGCTTTAATTGAGAGAGTTGATGCACTTGAAAAAAATCTTAGTGAAAATTATTTTACAAAAGCAGAGGCTGAGGAAATTTTTACTTTTGATACTGATTCTATTGTTAGTGAAGTTAGAGCTGTATTTTTCCCTGAAACAATTGAAGATTCTGATGGTGCAGTAGAATAATTAAAGGTTAAGTAAGTGGCTGGTTTAAAAAGATATGAGGTAATGGTTCGTAAGAACTCAACAGCCACTTACGATTACCTCTTCTCAAAATACAAAACAATAATAAATAAACTACAAGAATCAGATTCAAATAAAGATGAACATGGTAATTATATTTTTATTTATTATGCAGATTTATTTGATATGAGAAATGGTAAAAACTACAAAATATTTTGTGATTATGCTATTAAATTGTTTGATATTAAAGATTCTTTTATATTAAAAGATGGAACAAAGATTATAGGAATTATGGATGCTAATCCATATATAGAACCAACAAGCGGTTCTGTAATTTCAAATCAAGAAAATGGAACAATAGCGTGAAAGTATTTAAAGTTGGTGAACCCATTAGATTTGGTGTTTTGTATAAATCAATTTTTACTAATGAAAAACATTTTGAATGTTATTACTCACCATTAATAAATCCTTTATCAAAAACTCATGTTGTTGGTTCTTTTATTAAAGATAATGATTGGTATTGGACTCCTGTTTTTTATATTTTCTCTCCACAAAAATATATTATAACTATCGTTAATAAAAGAACCAATGAAGAATTTAAAGAAGTTTTTGAAGTTATTAGTGACATATTTGATAAAAATGATGATATTGTAATATTGTAACACTACTACAACAAAAGGAGGTTATATGAGTAAATGGGTTGTTGGTAGAAGTGAAGTAATTGGAGTTGACTTAGGTAAAGATGATGTATATGGAAAAGATAGCACATTTAATGTTATTGTAGCAAATCCAAAAGCTGGTATTGAAGATAAGTTTGAAGGAGTAATGACTGAGGTTGTTGTTGAAGTAGATGCATTGAGTTCAAAAGCATCTGGTGATACTCCTGTTGGTTCTACAAAAATAACAGTAGATGATGCCACTAATTGGAAAAAAGGTTTTGTAGCAAAAGTTGATGGTAAAGATATTTATTTTTATGTTGAAGATGTAGATACTACAAACAATATCCTTTATGCAAGAAAACCTATTAGTGATAGTATTGCAGATGGAGATACAATTAATAGAGTAGGAAACACTGGTGTATATAAAATGGAATATACTCCAAAAAGTATTGGTAAATATTTGGTTGTTATTAATAATCCAAGCATTGATTTACTAAATATCAGTAAAGCTGTTGAATGTGTTGCTCATGATGAAGATATGATTTATGATGCTATTAAAAGTGTTGAAAATAAAATTGATAATTTCACAGGAAGTGTTGTAGGAGAGATTCTTGTTTAATCTCTCTTCCTTTTAAAGGATTAGGATGGATAGTCAAGAGATAATATCAAGACATTCGTTAGAGATTGAGTATATTAAAAAAAGTATTGATAATATACAAAAGACAACAGAAAAAATTTCTCTATCAATAGAACAAATCAATGAGGCATTAAAGAACCAAGAGATAATACTTACAAAGATTGAATATATTAAAAATGATACAGAAAAAAACATGAAAATATTTGAAGAGAAAATTAATAAAGTTGATAATTGTTGTATGAAAAGTAAAGAAACATTTTCTTCTGAAATAGAAAAAATTGAAAGAGATATTGCAGATATTTATAAAACAATTAATGAAGAAAAAGAAAAAATGCAAAATAGAAAATGTCCATCATATGATATTTTTGATGAAAGAATTAATAACTTAGATGAGAAAATAAACAAAATAAATAAAACAATTATTTTTATAACAACTACAATAGTAGGAATCTTAATAGAAGTCATTTTAAGAGGAATATTAAAGGATTGATATGAACATAGACAAAGTAAAAGAATTTATTTTATTAAATGAAGGATATAGGAATAAACCATATAAAGATATATATGGTAATATTACTATTGGAATAGGTAGAAATTTAACTGGAAAAGGATTAAAAGATTATGAGGTTGAATATCTTTTTCAAAATGATATAGATGATGCTATTAATGATTTAGTTAAGATATTTAAAGATAATTTTTATTTGTTCCCCGAACCAATCAAGATAGGACTTATTGATATGATGTTTAATATGGGGATTAATAGATTTAAAACATTTAAAAAAATGATTAAAGCTCTAAATGAATTTGATTTTGAAAAAGCATCATATGAAATAGAGAATAGTAAATGGTGCAATCAAGTTAAAAGTAGATGTAATAGAGTTAAAAAATTATTTGAAAGCGCATTCAATGGTTAAACAAATGACTGATAACTTATATCAAATAGAAGTAAAAACTAATTGTTTAGAACCAACATTAGAAGTTGAAGGTATAAAATATACCCCTGTTGGTTCTGATGGATTAATTAAAACATTTGAAGTAACAATTTATTCTAATGAAGTTGAAATAAAACTTTATTGTAATGAATTGTTGATTGATAAAAAAATAGTTTATTTAAGCAAAAACAAAGAAATTTCAAATGAAGATATTTTATCTGAAATTAAACAATTAATATTAAGTTATTCTGATAATTTATTAAAGGAATAAGGTATGAAAGATTATAGAACATATTTGAGAGATTTACAACTTGATGATGATTTATATTATGATTTTATTGATGATTTACTTGATGAGATTTTTTCATACACAAATCTTTTTAGAAAAGAAATATATTTTAATGTATTAAATGGATTAAAAGAATATAATTTTAATGCTATTTTGATAGGATATGAAAACACAACAGATACAACTACAATAGATGATTCTACTATCTTAATATCTTCATTAAATGAACCAAATGGTTCATCTTATTCAAAGAGAATGAATAATGTTATTGATATTCTTGATTTAAAAAATCAATCAGTTATGTTTAACGATTTTAAACAATTAGATATTGAAACTTTTGAGTATATTGGTTTACCTGTTGATTCTTATAAAACATATAAAGTTGTATTATCTATTATTCCAAACATGACTCAAATAGATATGTATCTTGAAACTTTAATCAAGGATGCTTTAATAGCTGGTTTAAGATACAAAGCACAATCATTGTATACTGATGTTCAGAACCAACAACATGTTTTTGGATTGAAAAAAGAATATGAATTTCAGTTAAATAAGATTCTTGATAAAAATCCTCATTATTTTTATCTTAATTCAAAAATACATCATAATTTTAAAGGTTTATGATGATTAAAAATATTAAAAAATGTTTTTTAAATGAAGTTTTAAATGATAAAAGTCCTTTCTATAAAAAAGTAGATAGCTATTTAAATAAATACATGAAAAAAAAATATGAGATTTTTGAAAAAATAAAAGATAATTTATTAATAAAAGTTAATATGTGTAATAATAAAATATTCAATAATGGGATTTATTTTGTTTTTAATTTTAAAGATTCAAATAACATTGTTGAAGAAACTGGCAATGTTGAGTATTCAATAGATGAATACTTTCACCCTAAAATAAATTATAATGATTGTGATTGTGAAAATGGAATTGGTAATAAAATGCTTTTAACAATTAAAAGTATAGAACCAAAGATGAGTTGTTTAATCAAAACAATACCATACGGAAAAAAATATTCAATACTTGATAAAAGTGATTGGAAATCTATTGATTTTTATCCCAAAAATATAAAAGTTAAAGAATTTATATATTTTGAAATGTATTTTGATAAATTTTTAGCTTATAGAATAGAAAATAATTCTAAAATTTTAATTGGAGAAATAAAAGTATCATCAAGACAAAGTCGTAATGTTAGGTTTTATTTTGGTAATCATAAAATGTGTTCAATGTATGGTTTTAGAAAATTTCTATCAGATGAAGAATTGTTTGATTTAGTAAATAATAATACTTATCCTATATATAAGGTGTTTTGATGAATTATTATGAAAATGATTTATTTGTTCAAACTTTTGTTTATCAAATAATGAGTTCAACGACTCCAAGAATATATAGGTCAATTAAAAATGGTTATGATGTTGGTTTTATTATGAAATTTGGAGATACAATTCAAATTGAATTAACACAAGAAGAGATAGATTGTTTAGGTTTAAACTTTTATTCTCCTACAATTGGTTCTGTTATATCCTATAAACCTACAAATGTTTTTAAATTATCAATTGATACTGAATTTATTTCTTATGATGAAGATGGTAAATGTATAAAAGATGATGTTTATGATTGCTTATGTAAGAGATGTGGAAATATTCCTTATTTAGCATCTGAACTTGATGTAGTTCCTAATGAATTAAGGAAAGATTTGGTTCATATTAAAGAAAAAGACTATGTTAAATTTATAGAAAAAGCATATGAACTTTATATGAATAGTGCAGGATATGTTTTTTATAATGATTGTGGTATTGTTTTTTCTTTTGAAAAATACAATATTTGTTGTCCTGAAATTGTTGGTTCTGATGGTAAGATTTGTGATAAAGATAGTAATGGTGTTTTTATTGATACGGGAGATTGCATAAAACCAATTTGTGCTTATGATAAGATTTTTGAAAATGTAGCATTAAGAGATACAAAAACAACATTATTGGGTTATAAATATCCATGTGATATAATTGATGAGAGATGTAATAAATATATTTTCAATTTATCTTTTAATGATTTTTTAGAAAAGAACCAAATATCAAAGATTGAGTTTTATCAATTCTTTGCAACAAATATTTATAACTTTGATAAAGTAGTTAATTTCTTAAAAAGAGAAGATGGAAAAGAATCTATAAACTTATGGAAATATTTAACTATTATGTGTGATGAATCTAAAAATAGAACTTGTAGAAATTGGGATTGTGTTGAAGTCATTAAGAATGAGGAAGGAAAAATTGATAAGATAATTTTTAAAGATTGTTTTCTTGAAACAAACTCAAATGTTATTTTAAATAATGGATATGCAAATTGTAGAAACTATAATCCATCTTCATATGTAAAATGCAAAAATTATTTAATTTCAATCATTGGAGTCAATCAAGAGAGATTAAAATATTTTTCTTCAAAATTGACTGAATTAACACAGAAAAAAATAGATGGAACAATAACAGAAGAAGAAAAAAATGATTTATGTTATCTTGAATCATTACCTATTCCATTTTGTTTTATTATAGATAAAAGTGATTTAAAAGGTTTAACAACTAACATATGTGGTTGTAATAATCCTTTATATCCAAATTGTATGGATTATCCATTGTGCTCTAAGTGTAATTGTGATTTATGTAATAACATTAAAGAACTTGAAAACAAATTGAAATGTTGTGGTATAGGTTGTAAATGTGAATGTTGTAAAAAAGATGGTTGTAAAATATATAAACCTAATGGAGATGAATTTAATTCAGAAGAAGAATGTAAATGTTCAAAAGGAAGAGTTTATTCAAAACAAGAAAAATCACTAGAACTTGTTGGTTCTTATACATGTTTTGATTTATATCAAGAAAAAATAAAGATTGAATATTACAACAAAATAAAAAATAGTCTTGTTTTATGTGATGAAACAACAAGAAATGGAAAAATAATTAAAAAATATAAAAAATGTAAACTTGATTGTAGAAAACCAATATTTGAATATAACGGACAATGGTATCAATATGATGGTAAAAACTTAGTTTCAATAAATATCAAAGATTTGATAAATAGATTAAGCGAAAACAAAATTAATTTTAGTTTTGGAGTATTAGGATTTATTGGCAACCCTTGCTGGGGATATAATTATACTGATTATGAAAAATGGGCAAGTTGTGGACAAGCTCATACAAAAGCAATGGACACTATAAAAGAACCAACGGGAAGATGGACTAAAATTGAAATAGATGGTTGGAAATTTAATTACATTACTTTTAGAGTGATATCTCAATCAATTGAATGTGGTGTTCGTGCTTATACCAATATAGAAATGTTTTTAAGGTATGATGATAATAAAGTAAAATATGGAAGAGCATATTGGTTATCATTTTATAACGGTGATTTGGTAAAATCAGTTTTAGGAATAGAAGTAAAATAAGGAGATAATTATGATTGACTTAAATAGGTTTATTGAGATATATGATGCAGTATCAACATTGGTTCTAAAAGATTTAGAAAGTCAGTTTAGCCAAGGAAGAATCAAAGGAACAGAATATTCAAAAGTATATTCTCAATTGATTGGTAAGTGTTTGGAAATAGCATCAAAAGTGGCATTAGATGATTATCAAAGTTGTGTTTTAAAAGAGCAATCTGAACTTTTACAAAGACAAGTAGCACAAATAGATGATAATGTATTATCAGAAATGATGAAAAACCAATTATATAGTTGGGCAGAGGCATTTAAAAGTGGTAATCTTGAAGATATACCATCAATTATAAGAGATGAGAATATTTCAAATTTATATGATACTCTTCTTGATAGAGTTAAGAATGAAACTTGGAAAACTGGTGATGCTTGTAATGTTCAAGTTCAAACTATTGAGGAGGTAGAATGAAAAGTATATATGAGTTATTTCAAGAAAGTAAACAATATAAAGCAAACATAAACACAGAAATAGAAAGTTGGTTATCTCAATATAGAGGAGAACCATATGGTAATGAGGTAGAAGGTAGAAGTTCATTAGTTTGGAAGTTGATTAAAAAGCAAATTGAAGTTTTAAGTTCAAACATAGGAAAATCATTTCTTAGTCAAGATAGGATTTGTGTTATAGAACCAAGAACAAAGAATGATGTTATTAAAGCTAAAATAGATGAGAAATTAATTAATTTCTTTTATAACACAATGGAGAATAAGATTAATCTTATTAAAACAACAATTAAAGTTCCTGCAAAAGAAGGAACATGTTTTGTAAAAGTAGGTTGGAAAAAAGTTACAAAAAAACATTATCTTGATAATGTTTCACAAGAAGAAGTGTTTCAAAATGAAAATATTTTAAAAGATGATAAAGGTTTTTATATTTTACAAACTATTAAAAATAGACCTTATATAGATGTGATACCTAATGAAGATGTTTTTACTGACCCATTGGCAAAATCAATTGAAGATAGTAGATTTATCTTTATAAGAAAAGAAGTAACAGAAGATGAGTTAAGAAGTAATCCTTTACTTGATGGAGAAAAGGTAGAAAGATGGATTGAAGAATATAAAATGAATGCTTATGTTGGTTCTGAGGCAAGTGCAGATGATTTACATGATAGAGAGTTATGGAGAATAGATACCAATGAAACTGAAAATGAAAAAGGAAAACCTATTGATGAAAAGATATTTTTATATGAATTTTGGAAAAAAGAAAAGAATAAAATAATAGTAAAATATCTACTATTTAATGGAACACAAGAAACAATACTTACAGAAAAAGAACTTCCATGCAAAGAATATCCTTTTGTTGTTTTTAACCTTATTCCAAGAGAGTTTCATATTTGGGGAGAAGGTTTAGCTTCTGTTTTAGAGGAAGAACAAAAGTTTATGACTGCAATAGTAAGAGGCGTTATTGATAACATGGCTATGAGTAATAATGGACAAAAGATTATTAAAAAAGGAGCATTAGATTCTGTAAACTTACAAAGATTAGTTAACAATGAACCAGTTGTTGAATTAAACACAACTGCAAAAATAACTGATGTTATATTTCAAGGTTCATTTAATGAGTTACCTAATAGTGTTTATAACATGTTACAAATAATAGAAAGACAAGCAGAAGGGTTAACTGGTATTAATGAACAAATGCAAGGAGTTGGTTCTAACGTTAATGCACCTGCAACAAATTTTCAAGCTATGCTTACACAAGCACAAATAAGATTAAACGATTATTTAATTTCATATCAAGATGGTTGGAAAAAAATCTTTACTAAATGGATAAAAATGGCTATGATGTATTTAACTGATGAAGAAATCTATGAGATAACAGGAATATCAATAGCTGATGCTAAATTCCAAAAAACATTAGAATTAAGAGAGAAATATCAAACAGAAAAAATGCCTCCTAAACTTAGATACCAAGTAGAACAACTTATAGTAAAAGAAATAGAAGATATTTTTAGAAAAGATAGAGTTCAATATGATATTAAAATCAAAATAGGAACTGATACTATGAATATAATCAAAGTTCAACAAATTAATATGCTTATGCAACAATTAGCACCTTTGGTTCAGAACCAACTTGCATCACCTATGTTGGTTCAAAAACTAACTGCTAAACTTGCAGAACTTTTAGGATTCCCAGAAATAGCAGATGAAATTGAACATTTCAAACAACCTCAACCAGACCCTCAACAAGTTGCATTACAACAAGAGATGCTAAAAACTCAACTTATGGAATCAAAAGCAAAAGCTATGAAAGAAGAGGCATTAGCTAAAAATGCATTAGCAAGAACACAGCATACATTAGTAAAAGCTAAAAAAGAAGGAATACAAATCAAACTTGATTTAGCTGATAAACTAGCATCTGTTGAACAGAAAAAAGCTCAATCTCTTAAAACAATTAAAGAGGCACAAGGAAAAGATGTTGAGAATAAAAAAGCATATGCTGAAACATTAAAAATATTAGGAGAATTAAATGGAGAAGACAGAAATCAAGGATAGGTTAAATAGGTTGCTAAATAATGAAGATTTTGTTAAAGTATTTATTCAATACTATTGTGATGATAGGGTTAAAGAATTGGTATTTTTAGAAGATGTTAGAGATGAAAATGTTATTCATGAATTAAAAGCAATTAAGTCTTTTAGAGACTTTATTGAATATTACAAATAAGGAGGATTAAATGAATGAAGAATTAAAAGAGTTTTTTGAAGAAAACAATACAAACACAGAAAATGTTGATGATATTTGGAAAGGTGATGAAATACCACTAGATGAATGGAATAACCAAGAAAATACTAATCAAGAACCAACAAACACAGAAAATAAAAATCAATTAAAACCTCTTGTTGTTGGTTCTAAAACAATTGAAATAAAAGATATAGATGAACTTTATGCATTAGCTAGAAGAGGACTAGAAGTTGAAGAAAAATACAATCAATTAAGTAATTATCAAGATATAATTGATATTGCAAAAGAAATTGGTAAAGATAAATTGTTGTTGTTTAAAGATGCTATTAATGGCAATGTTGGTTCTAAAAAAGAAATTCTAAAACTTCTTGGAGAAGAATCAATTGAATTAGAGTTTGAAGAACCAAGACAAGAAGAAAAACAAGAAGAAAATCCTATTCAAAAAATGTTTGATAATGTTGCAAAAAGAGACCCTGAATTGAGTGGTAGAATTATTAAAACTATTAATACAATAGACCCATCATTAAGACAAGTTATATTATCTATCCCAAAAGCATTTGAAGTTTTTATCAAACAAGTAGAAGATGGTTCATTTAATAAAATATATCCAGTAGCTCTTAAAATAAAAGCAAAAGAACCTCATATTGATTGGGGAGATGCTTTTAAAAAAGCAATCAATGAACTTAAAAACAATAAAGATGTTCCTAAAACTCCAAGTGAACCTTTACAAGAAGAACATAAAAAGTCTTTACATACAGAAAAAAAAGATGATTATGATAGCATTTGGAACAGTGATGTCTCAGACCCAGATGAGATTGAAAAATTATTAATTGAAGAAATTTAAGGAGGTTAAATGGCTACATACAAAGTAGAAACTCTTAGGAGTTACAAAGTAATTGGGGAATACGATAACGATAATGGTGATGTTGTTACTAACAATACAAATGTTGATTACAGTGGTAAAAGAAAAGATTTAACAGGTTGGAATATCATTGTAGGTTTAACAGATGTAGATGGTAAAACAATTGATGAAAAGACTTTAAAAGAATTAAAAGTTGGTGAAAGTGTCTCTTTTGCATCAAAACTTGGTTCTGGAAGAAAAGTTATTCTTCTTAGAAAACAAGAGAATAGGTCAACATTTGAACCTGTATTAGATACAGAAATTGAAAAATCTTAATAAGGAGTAATTAATGGCATTAAATGGAAATATTACTTATGGAAATCAAGGTGATGTATTAGGAACTAAACAACAAGCTATAATTGAGAAACTTGCTACTGCTGAAATTGCACAAAAAACAATCTTTGATAAATTTGCAACAAGAACAAGAGCTATTCCTCAGAACCAAGGGAAGACATTAACATTTAGAAGAATGGTCAATATGAAAGATTTATTGATTGCAAATAAAATCTATAAAGAATACACTGGTAACAATGTTGAAGATAGAGGAGAAGGTATTGTTACTTTGGTAGATAAAGATTACTATAAACAATTTATTCTACCAGAAGGTGAGAGTGGAGACCAAATTGGTGATGTAAAAGTAGTTGAATTCTCAACTGATATTTTTCCTATTGGTTTTTGGTCAAAAGTAACAGAAGAAGTTAGTTTGTTTCATGATTTATGGACTACAAGTTGGCATGTAAAACAACTTAGTGAAATTGCATCTTATGCTATTGATGGTTTTTATAGAGACTTATATATCAATAGTGCAGGACATCAAATTGATATTAGTGGTAATGCTAGTGGTTCTAACAGAATGAAAGATAGTGCATTTACAGATGCAAACAGAAAAGTAACTATGCAACTTAGATTAAGTGGAGCAAGATATGTAGATAGAATTCTTAGCAATTCTCCTAATTATGGAACTGTTCCAATTCAAACTAAATATGTTGCTATTGTTAACCCTTTATGTGAATTTGATTTAAGAGAAAATCCTGATTTTATTCCTGTTGAAAAATATCCTGATAAATCAAAAGTAATGGATAATGAAATTGGAACAATTGGAGAAGTAAGATATGTTTACAATGAAAACATGCTTATTGAAGATGATGGAACAAATAAATATGGATATGCTTTAATTCTAGGTAAAGAACACACTTATGATATTCCTTTAAGAGGTAAAGGAAGAATTGAAACTATTATTAAGGGACTTAACACACAAGATAAATCTGACCCTCTAAACAGAATTCAAATTATTGGTATCAAATCTTGGCTTGGAGCTTATTCTGTGTATCCTGAAAGAATGGCTTTACTTAAAGCTAAAATTGAATATTAATTAGATATAATTTAGTTTAACAATCAGAACCTCTCTTGGTTCTGATGATTAAATTAAATTAAAGGAGATTATAAATGGCAAAAGCTAAAAAAGACCTTATTAAAGTAGTTGTTACACCTGCAACAGATAATGCTCATAAAGAAAGATTTGTTAAAGTTAATGGAAAAGTAATTCCATTTGGAATTCCATTTCAAATATCTGAGGATGATTTAAAAGCATTAAAAAGAATAAAAGAACCAAAGAAGAACACAAGAGGAATGAGTGTTTATGAAGTAATGGATAAACTAAAAATCTCACAAGAAAAAGCAAATAAAATTATGAGAGATGGAGATTCAGATATTACTACTGAAACTTCAATAGGTTTTGTTCCTAAATATACTGTAATGGTTCTTCAATAATCATTACACTTTCTCTTTTTCCTCTTCTTTTATATAATCTTTACTAAAAAAGGATTACTAATGGCAGATTATGTTGATTTAAATGAATATTTTGCTGAAATACTTGGTTCAAGCAATACAAATGAATCTTATGATTCAGATTATTATACAGATGATGATTTATCAAATGTTGGATATGATATATTTGGAAATCCAATTTCAACAGAAGATACAATAGAAACTTATTTTGATACTGATGGTTTTTTATGGAGTTCAGAAGGAATTGGTTATGAAGACTATGATAATATGCAATCAGTATGGTATGACATCAATGATGATTTATCATTCTTATATGAACCAACATCAGAGGATATAAGCTATTTTGATACTTATCAAGAACCAACAACAACACAACAACAACAACAAACACCACTTATTGGAAACATTCCAACAATACAACCTACACAACCTATGCAACCAACATTACCTAAAATAGATTATTCACCATTGATTAATGAACAAAAAAACATGTTAAATAAACAATTAGAATATATGAAACAAAAAGATTCTATGACTTATCAATTGCAACAACAAGCATTAGCAAAACAATATGATATGTTCTTAAAAAACCTTGATTTTCAAACATATGCATTAAATACACAAACTGATTTATTACAAAAACAATTAGCTGAAAAACAAGCTGAATTTGAGAAAATGTATGCATTACAATTTGACCAATATAATTTTCAAAAAGATTTAGCTCTTAAAGAATGGTCAATTAAGGAAAATGAATATAATCATGCTGTTGCAGTAAGAGATGCTATAACAAAAAAATTTAGGAGCTAATAATGATTAATATTAATTTTTCAGATGTGAACCAACAGTTATCAAATACACAAAAAGCATCAGAAGATATACAAAGAGTTTATGAAGATAAATGGAGAGAAATTGATGTATCAACACAACAATTAAATCAAGTATATAATCAAGCTATAAATGCAAGATTACAAGCAACAAGAGATATGATGAATGCATATCAAAACTATGCTAATGCTTTACAAAAAGAAAATCAATTTATGACAGAAATGTTTGCAAATGTAACAGATAAATATATATCAAATTTAACTCAAATAGAAAGAGATAGAATAAATGCAAAAATATCTGCTTACAATGCAAAGACAAATAGAATAAATGTGTTAGCTAATATTGCTAATCAAAAAGCATCTCTTGATTTAAAAGTATATCAAGTAACAAAACAATATGAACTTGAACAAAAACAAAAAGAAATTGAAACATTAAAACAATTAGCAAACATTCAAAAAGAAAAATCAAAACTATTACAAATTAAAGCAAATGCATTAGCAAAAGGAGTTACTATTACTCCTGATGGATTGGTTCAATATACTCCAATGGAGTTTGAAAACAGAGTGCTTAAAAATGAAAAACTAAAATCAGAAATATATAAAAATTATCAACAAACAAATAAATTAAATGTTCCAGTAACAAAAAAACAAAAACTTGAAAGTGCATATCTTGCTACAAAAGATGCTATTAATTATTTAGCTAAAAATAAAAATTTAGAACCAACAAAAGTATTTGAACAAACATATAAAAACCATGGACTTGATTTTAACCTAAAAACACTAATTGAAAACAAAGATGCTTTTTTAAATTCATGTGGTTCTTCTGGTATTAAAGATTGTCAAAAACTATATAACAATTTTATAGCTAAAAAAATCTTAACTTTTGATAAAAACAATCTACCTACAATAAATCAAGAAGAAGTTACAAAATATCTAAATACTAATGGAACTTCTTTAAATGAATTATTGAAAACAATCAATTCACTTTCAATTGATGAAAAAATGAAAACAAAACTAAAAATAGATGTGGTTACTAAAAGTAAATTTGCTAATGTAGGTCAATTAAATGAAGCTGTTAAAACAATAAAAAGTTTCCTTGATAATAATACAATATCTACTGATTCTGTAATAGCACTCCTTGGTTCTATGTTAAAAAACAATGAAACTCTTATAAATACAACTGAATCAGATTTTCCTAAATTACTTGAAGATATTTTTAAACATAGAAACTTTAAAAAAGAAGGTTTAATTTTTGATAGCAAATTCTCTTTTTCAGATGATAGTATCATAGATAAACTATATGAAAGAGTAACAGATGCAGGAGTGATTGGTTCTAAAATAAATAAACTACTAAATATTGTTGCAGATGGTCCAATTATAACAAAAGAAGAATTTAAAAACAGATTTAGCAAAAGTGCTTTTTATAAAAACTTACTAGCATACTCATATATGTATTCTAAAAAATACAATATAAAACCAACAGAAGCATTAAATGCAACATTAAACTATGGTATTTATTCAAATGAAAACTTTTTATCATCTCAATACAAAAATGTAATTAATGATAGTAATTATTTAATTAAAGATTTTGATAAAGCAAAAGAAAAACAAATTGAATTGTTTACATATTTAGAACCAACAGAGATTAAAAAACAATTTAGTTTAATTAAAGATTCATTTGAATCTTCTTCATCTCTAAAAGAATTCAAAGCTAAGTTAGTTAACTCTGGTATAGAACCAACAAAAGCTGATAATATTACAAAAACATTACTTGATTTAATGAACCAAGTAGATGATAAAGAATTAAAAACTATTTATAATAATATTGGGATAGCTCAATATAAAAAGAAAATGATACTTGATTTTCTAAATTATTATTCTTCTATTTCAGACAAAAAAGAAGAGGAATTAAAAAATATTATCATTGGATATAATATTGCATCAGAAGTTATTAAAAGAAGTATCAAAGGAGAATAGATGAGTGATAAATTTAATTTAGATGAATATGTAACTCAGGAAATAACTGGAACAATTGATGAAGATGTAGATTTAGATAAACAAGCTACACAAGCCGCATTAAGAACCTATGGAACTTCTTATCTTGGAGATGTAGCAAAAGATGCTATTGATGGATTAACATTTAATGCATTTGATATTGGAGATAACTATTCTCCAACTGGTTCTAAACAAACAACATTTGTTGGAGATGCTATTGGATTGTTAGCTGGTGGAGGTTTAACTAGTGCTATTGAAAAAAGAATTTTAGGTTTATCAAGTAAACTAACTGGAAAACTAATAAGAAAACATTTTAAAGGTAATTTAGCTAAACAAATAGCATTGCATTCAGATGAATCAACAAGACTTGAATCACTAAAAAATGTATTAACTATTACTGGTTCTAATATAGGTTGGGCAGGATTCCAAACAACAGTTGGTAAATCATCATATATTGATGATGAAGGTAAAAGAGTTGAAGTTGACATGAGTGATAACTTTGTAGAGAATTTTAGTCTTAATTTAATAGCATCTATGCCTTTTGTAACACTTGGTGTTTTAAGTCATGCAAAAGAAAAGAAAAACATTAAATATGCATTAGAAAAAACTCTTGAAGAAACAGATGGTATGGGTTCTATGGAACATCTTGATGATGATGAATTTAATGATGTTATTTATTCTATAAAGCATCATAACAACTTTAATTTAAAATCAAAAGTATCAGAAAATGAAAACAATTACGAACATAAAGTTCAATTTAGAACCAACAAGGGTGATGATATAGAAACAATATCTATCAAACACTTAACAAATGAAGAAATAGATAAAGTTTTAAATGATGATGAATTATTTAATGAAACACTTATAGCAAACACAAAAGATAAACAATTAAAAGAAAAAGCTATTAATATAAAAGAAAAATATATTAATAATGAAATTGATAAAGAAAAAGCAATTAAAGAATTAAACAAGATTGAAGATGAAATAATTAAAAAAGAAAATCTTAGTAAAGTAAGAGAAATTATTAAATACAACAAAGATGATATTGGTTCTGTTGTTATAACAAAAGAACATAATTCAGAAATCAAAGAATTAAAAGATAAGATAGATAATCTAAAATCAATTAATGATATAAAAACATTAATAAGTGAAATAGCACAAGATGACAAAGAAAAAGAAAACATAATTAGTCAAATTGATTCTTTAAATGTAGAACCAGAAAAAGAAAAAGTGATACTTAAAAAAGTAAAAGATTTATTAAAAGCAAATATATCTGATAAAACAATTCATTTTAATTCAAAAGTAAACTCTGGTTGGTTCTTAACTAAGATAAAAGACAAACCTCTTGTCCAACCTAAAAAAGCTGAATACAATAAAAGTTATCTAACAAAAGAAAACATAAAAGAAAATCATTTAATAAACAAATTATCTATTGCTGCATATACATTAGAGGCTTTAAATAAATTTAAAGATAAAGATATTAATGAACTAAGAAACTTGTCTTTTAACGATATTATAAAAGCTATAAAAGAACCTGAGATTATTACAAATGATGCAATAGTAAGAAAATATCATAGAAATGACATCATTAATATTAAAGATGCAGATTTAGAAAATCTTAAAATTAAATCAAAAGTTCCTATTGATTCTTCTCTTAAAAAAGAAGTAGAAACAGAAATTCTAAAAGACTTAGAAGAACTTGAACAAAAAGGAATAAGTAGTGATGAATTCTTATCTTTATCTGATAAGAAACAAACTATTAAAATAGATAGAGATTTAAATTTAAGTTACTTTAAATCATTAAAAGATTATTTAACAAAGAACCAACAATCAAAAATTGTTCAACATCTATTAAACATTGATAGACATATAGCTAAATCAATAAAACTAATAAGAGATATTACTGGACAAAATATTGATATTAAACAAATATTTGATATCAGAAAACAACTTGTTAATGATGTTGAAAAATCAATCATTAAAATGTATGAAGATATTATTTCTAAAACAACAACATATGATGAAAATATTGATTACTTAATTAGTAAATTAGTAAAAGAAGAAAATGGAGAATATAGATTAAAAAAAGAATTTAAAGCATTATTAGAAATAACTGCAAGAAAAAAACTATTTAATCTTTTTAAAGATTTAAAAGTAGTTAAAGGAAAATCAAAAGAATTTGAAGAAGTAGTAAACATTTATCTTGATTCAAAAGATTTGAATATTGAAAAACTAACACAAGATATTTTTAAAAAAGCATTAATTGATTTAGGTTTAAAAATAGAAAACTCAGAAATCTTAATTGAAGAAATAAAAAGAAACATTCCTATTGAAACTGATTCAATTAATAATTTAAAAAGTTTCTTATCAAAAATCATTAATTCAGATGAAAAATCTTTTGATTTAATCTTCAAAAAGAGCCAACCAGATTATGTGTTGATTAATTCATTTAAAAAACTCAAAAGAGTAGAAAACAAAGATATTAAAATTACTAAAACTGAAATATTTAAAGAAGGTAAAACACAATTTACAAATATCATAAAAGATATTAATGATAGAAAAATAACAGAAGAACAATTAAAAAATATAGAAGACAATATAGTATCTCATAACCTAAGATTTATTAAAACATACAATAATGATTTTCTTGGTATATCTAACTTATTAGACCCAAGTGTTCCAAAAGCAATTGATAAAAAATCATTAAAAATGATTGAACTAAAAGATGGAAAAATACCAAAAGTAGTTGTTGATTATGCAAAACTAAGAGGACTTATTAATCAAAAATCAAAAGCTCTTTTAAATAGAAGTGAATTATCTCTTGTTAAAGCAATGAGTAATGTTAAAATTAAATTTAAATCAGGTCAATTCTTTGATGACTCTATTAGAGAGATAGAAAATTCATTTACAGAGTTTAATGATATTATCTCTAAAATAGAAAAAAATAAAGCTACTAAACAAGATATTAAAAGATTATTTGAATTGTTTAAGTTTCAAAAAGCTCATGATGGTATTAATTTAAAAGATGATTATTTAAAACAAATTATGAAAGTAATTGATTCATCAAATCTTGATGTTAAAGATTTATTAAATGAATTAGATACAAGATTAAATGGAAAATTATTTGATGTAAACAATGGTTTAATAGCTTTAATAAAAGAATATGAAAAAGATTTTAAAAAAATGAAATCTTATAAAGATAATTTTGAATTTAGTAATTTTACTCCTATGAATAATATTAGTTTTAGTGGAAGAATTATGCAAGATGGAGATTTACATCTTCAATCAAACAGATATTCAAAAGTATTTCTACATTTTGATGATTATGAGAATCTTTTTGAAGTAGCAAAAAACTTTGATTCAAAAAACAGAGTAGGAGTTTTTAAAGATAAAAAAGAAGCAGAAAAATACATAATTTCATCAATCAAAACTGCTATTGATGAAATAGATGGACTTGATGTAATTGAAGATTGGATTAGTAAACAAGAACCAAGCAAACAAGAGAAATTAAAACAACTTTATCTTGAACCTTTTAGAATAGATACTGGAAAAATAAAAATAGATAAATCTAATAAAGCTAAATTCAAAGATTATTTAAGAATAGTTAACAAATTAGTTGAATTAAAAGATGAAATTCCAAATAGTTACAAAAAATATACATATATTCAACAACTTGAATACTTGAATAAAGAATTAAAACTAAATAACTTTCTAAATCCAAGTAAAAGATTATTATCAAAAATAGACCCTACAAAATTAATAGCAGAGTTTGATGGTAACCAAAACATGTATGGAGTTATGAATGCAATCATTGGTATAAAAGATGATGCAACAGGTATAGATGGAGAAATCTATAAAGCTAAAAACGATATGTATACAGAACACTCTGAATTACTTGAAAATACACTTGTAAAACAATCAATAGATAAGTCTATTAGATTATTAATTCCTGAGGTTAGTAGAAGTGATGCTAAAAAACCTACACAAGCATTAGGATATGGACAAGCAGTAAAAAATACATTAAAAGATTTTATATACTCTTTCATTGAAAATAAAATCTTTGAACTTGGTTCTGAAAACAACTATATTGATAGCAGATTAAATTTCTTCTTAGAAGAACTTACGAAACAAGATAATAGATATTTAAGAAACTTTAAATCAAAAGAATTAAAAGATGAATTAAAATTCTTAAAGAAAAAACTAATTGAATTTATTGCTTTATCTAAATCAGATAAAATAGATAACAAAATAGAACAAGCTAAGAAAATAGGTTTATTTAATGAATTTATTGAAGAGAACCAACTGAGTGAAAAAGAGTATTACAACTTATTATCAAATCTTAAAAAAAGTTTTGTATCAATTGACATGCAAGAAATGTTATTTATGAAAATAAAAAATACTTATCTTGAACTAATGAAAGGAACTGAAAATAAATATGATTTAAACCCAATGGAAGAACTTATGTTATATAAAGAATATTTAAACATGTTTGAAGATGTAATAAATCAAGGATTACTTGACGAATCAACAATTAAAACAATAAAACAAACAATTGATTCTAAAATAACAACAGATTCTTTTAAAGATAGATTAGCTGAAATGTTTACTCAAACTCATCTTAATTCTTATAGAGAAGAACTTTACAAAAATGATAAATTTTCTAAATACTTTAAATTTAGAGATTTAATTGAATCTTTATATAAAAAGAAATACTTACTAACTTTATATGCAGTAAATCAAAAAGCTAAAAATCATTTACAATTAATTGAAAAGATAGGAGAAGAACTTGGATTAACAAAAGAAGATATAGAAAACATAAAAAAAGAATTTATTGATAAAGAACCAACATACAAAGAAATCTTTGATGAATTTAAAAAGAATGGATTTGAAGTATTTGGTTCTCCTACTGCAATAAGAGAATCAGGAATACAAACAGTTAAAACTCCTTTTGGTAGAGAACTATTACCATTTACTAATGGTCCTACTGGTTATGATGAAAAAACAAAAATAACATATAAAAACATGGCAATAATTTCTAAACCTTTAACATACTTTGTTCAATCAACAGAATCAGATAACTTAGGACTTGCTACATTAATGGCATCAAATTCAAAACAAATAAAAGGAATTGTTCATAGGTTTGATGCTACTTATGGACTACAAGGTATGAGAGTAGGTGAATTACAAAATGATATTTATGGTGCTATGTTTGTTGATACTAAATGGTTAGAAGATTTAAAAAAAGATGTTGAAAATACAAATAAAAAAATACTTGAACTTACTGATAGGCTTGGTTCTCTTGATAGTTTCTTTGAACAAATGGCAAAAGAACTTGTATTGGTTAACAACGGTAGAATAACAACACAAAAAGAAGTTGATTTTGCTAAAAAGAACTTATTAAATGATTTTCTAAACTCAATAAATATTGTTTATGATGATAAAACAGGTAGATATAAAGTAAAAGATGTTGAAAAACTATCTGAATTGATTGATGAAATATCTTCAATTAAAAAAGAAACTCTAAAACAAAAAAAAGATAACGATATTATTACAACACAACAATTTAGTAATGGTATTATTGAAAGTAAAAAAACAAAAAAAGAACTTAATTCATTAGCATCAAATTTAAGAAAAGAAAACAAATTAAAAATTACAAATGTTAAAGAAAGAGCAACAATAGAACAAGGAACTTTAACAGAAAATGATTTAAAAAACATAGATATAACAGCAGTTAAAGATTTAGGATTCTTAACAAAATTCAGTTCTGAATACTTTAAAGGTTTTAAATTTGAAAGACTTGAAAATAGTTCAATTGATGAATCAGGAAATATTAGAATAGAACCAGAAAGTGTTATTTATGAATTATTTGACAATGGTATTAGCAAAAGTGAATTTATTGATTTAGGTAAAAAGATTAAATTTAAACTTCCTAAAAAAATAACAAATCTTGATGAATTTTATCAATTGGTTCATGAAGTAACACACTCAATAATTCATAAAAAAGATATGATTGATTATGATAAATTAAGAAACGATTTACTTTATTTATTTGAAAAAATACAAAAGGATGATTTTGATTTAGTATTGAATGTTGGTTCTTATGGAAATGTTAAATTAAGTGATTATTATAATTTTCAAAAGAAAAAATATTCAAACATATCAGATTCTGATATTCAAAAATTTGAAGAATTTGAAACAGCTTTTATACATTCATTGGTTGGAAATGAAATAATAAAAGCTAATAAAGAAAAACTTGCTTATTTCTTTTCAAAGAACCAAGGAGTTAAGGGTGAATCATTTGTATCATTGGATGGTAATTTACAAAAAATTTTAGTAATAAAAAAAGATAAGACAACAGAAATATCAACTATAAAAGACTTAAAAAAAGTTCTTAATGTTAAGTTTAAAACAGATGGTATTGACTCTGTTGGTTCTAAAATATTAGGTATTATTAACACAAATGATGATATTAAATCTCTTTTAATAGGAGAAAAACCTTTTAACAAAACTTCTGATTTAGAAATTATTGATAAGATTAATAAAAATGTTGAATTCTTTATCTCAAAAGTAACATTCAAACAAGAAGGTTTTGCTAAAAATCTTGGATTACTAGATTTGTTTGATTTAACACAAGATAAAGTTAAACTAAATGAAGCATTAGCTATTTATAATGGTGCAATGAGTATGTTACAAACAACAACAGCAGAAATTAAAGAATATTCAGAATCTCTTATTAAAGAAATAGAACCAGTTGAATGGGAAAAAACAGATAAATCATTAGGTTATGCAATAACAAAAGGATTAAACTTTTTAATAAAAGAAGTAACAAACATAACAGCAATAAAAGAGTTTGATGATGAACTTAATATCTCTTTTAAAGAAATGTTAGAGAACCAAGAGCAAATTAATGATTTTTCAAAAAGAAAACTTATTTCTTTAAAAGAAAAAATGATTAATCTCTATGGAATGAAAAATACAAACAAAATATTTAACATTGCAGACAAAATAAACAAAACACAAGATGCTATTAAAAAAGTTGATTTATTAAGAAAACTTGCAAAAGAAATAGCAACAATTCATAACAATATGGGAAAAGATTTAATAACATACACAGAATCTCTTGTAATAGCAAGAAAGATAATTTCACTTAAAATGTTAAGCCATAGTAAAAATACAGACTATAATAAACTAAGAGACTTTTTATCTCTTTATAAAAACAATAAACATAATGAAGTAAATAGAATTCTATACATGTTTAATCAAGATGCTAATGATTTTAGTTTGTTTGGTGAAAACATTTCTCTTGACTTCTTAAAGAACCAACAGAATGTAGCTTTAATAGAAACAAAACCTGAAAATGAAAGTGATTTAATAGCAACAATAAGAATGAAAGATAAAACTTATTATGCTATACCTATAACTAAATATGATATGACTCTTGGAAGACAAAAACCTCAATTATTAACACTTAATCTTGATGACTTTGAAAGAGGTATATTTGAGAGAAAAATAAATGGTGTTTATGTTCAAATAAACCCACATAACATCAATTATGCATCAAAAAACATTGATTATAGTTTCTCATCTCAACATACAAGAAATAACTATGTTAAAATGAAACAACAATTAGCTAAAAATGAAGGATATGAAATATTTAAAATCCTAAGAGATGAAGGTTTCTTATTATCAAAAAAAGAAATTGAACAAAGAATAGCAAAAAATCCAAGTTTAAGAAACAAATTTGAAAAACTACCTGATAATCATTATCTATCAACAATGTTTGGAACAGGATTTTATATTGATAAAAGTTACAAACATTATATCCTTGGAACAAAAGGAATTGATTTAAATAAAATTGATAATAACTTTATTAAAGCATTATCTCCTATAATCAAGTTCACAGCAGACTTTACTAAATATACATCTCATCAAATGTTAATCTTAAACCCTAGATTTTGGATAAGTAACTTCTTAACAAACTTTATGATTTTTACTCATCATTCATCACTTGGTCCATTAAATTATGTTACTTATCACAACAAAGCTAAAAAAACAATCAAAGAATTAAAAGATAAAATTAAACAAATAGCTAAACTTGAAGAAGAAATTAATAAACTTGAATTTGAAAACAAAACAACAGAATCTATTAAGTTAAAAAAAGAACTTGAAAAATTAAAAAAAGAATTAAAAGAACAAGATGGTTATTTAGCATTAAAATATGGACTTGGTTTAACAATTAGAGAAGATATTATGACTCTTGGTTCTGAAAAAGAATTAACAATGTTTCATATGATTGAAAATAATTTTGGTAAAGATATAAAAGATGGTATTAAATGGTTAAGTTTTGACCCAGAAGAAAATAGTCTTGGTAAGAAATTCTCAGAAGTGTTTGATAATTCAGAAATTATTCCTAAAATGGCTTTATTCTTACATCTCAAAGATAAATATAATGACCCTGAAATGGCAGTTAAACATACATTGTTAGCATTTCCAAGATACAATAACTTACCAGCAGGAATTTCAATAATAAGTGAATTTGTTCCATATACAAAATTTATGTTGTCTTATCCAAAAATATTAATGTTTGCATTAATGAATAATGTTCCAAAATATATAACAATGTCTCTATTCTTAACAAATATACCTGATTTATTGTCAGAACCAAATGATTCACAAGATGAATGGTATATTGACCATAACATTGTTATGATTGGAGATATTGGTTTAAACATTAACTCAATGGTAAGTTTGTATGATATTGATTCAATTGTTCCATTTGTTGGTTCTCCAATTGATATGTATGAATGGATTTACGATACTTATACACTAAGAAAAGGAGTAATAAATACATTTACTCCTATAATCAATCAAAATTAAAATCTATCAAAAAAATTCTTCTCTTTCTTTTCTTTTTCACATTCATCAAGTTTCTTAATATTTTCCTTGATAAAATACTTAACAAGTTCTACAAATAACCAACTCAATAAAATTAAAGTTAGAACCAACTCAAACATATTGACTCCTTAAAAATATTTAGGTAAACTTACATCATATCTTTTACTATTTTTTCTCCTTTTTCTTTTTTTCTCAATTGGAAACAAAATAAGATAAATTGATAAAAACAAACTTGCAAAAGAACCAACAACCATTCCACTAAATGAACCACTTGTGATAAACAACACAATAATTAGTAATATAGTTTCTATTATTGCATCTAAATTTCTTTTTATCTTAAACTTAACCAAGATAATAATAAAATTAATAGCTAATGCTAATCCAAGTAAAGCATACTCCATATATGCCCCTTTAAAAGGAAATAAGAAAAAAAAAGAGAGATTAGACTTTTGTAAGTAAGTCTTGGTCAACTATCTGAGATGCAGTAGGATTTGTCAAATCATCCTTTAATAATACTCCAATTTTAATAATTCCTCTATCATTCATGAACACAAAGGTTTTATCAACAAACCATTTTGTATTATCTCCTTTAACTAAAACTATATCTCCATTATAAAATCTTGAACCAAAATTTCTGCCTATGTCAGTAGCATCAATAATAATCTTGTTATAAATACCATTTATAAAATCAACAATTTGTGTATATAAATTATTTGATTCATCAGTTATTTTATTTGATAATGAATCAATTTTATTAATTCCATCATTAATCTTATTATTAACATCAATTAATGATTGATATTCTTCAAAATAATCAATCTTTTTAATATTATCAATAATTTCTTTTGAAAAATAAAAATCATCAACAGTTGATACTCCATCTTTTGTTAACCAACTAACAACACTATTAATTACATCAACTTCAAAACTTAAATAATCATCTTCATATTTATAAACACCATTACTATCAAAATCATTAATATCAATATCTAATGTTTTTGAAGAATTATTGGACACAAAATTAACAACACAATATTCATTATCTTTTATCCTCTGTTGGTTCTTATTAACAACAATAAGCTCATGATAAACTTTATTACCATCATCATCTAATGTATAAGAACCAACACTATCAAGATACACTTTTTGTGTATCACTAACAACTAAATCATCATTAAACTTAGAATATAACTTATACCCTTCTTCAACTAAATTATTACTATCATCATATATTTCATATTTAAAAGCATAAATATTATCATCATTTAAAAATAATTTTGTTTTCATTATTTATCTCCTTTACAATTACATTTATTATTAACAATTTTAATTAATTCATCTTTTCCTTTTTGTTTATATTTATTGTAAGCAAACTTAACAAAATAAATATCAACACCATAAATATCAGAAACTTTATACATTACCCATTCAAAAACAAATTTCAATATAAATGATTTAAAAGGATGTTTAAAAATGTTATCATCAATTTTATCTTCAACATCCTTTAACAATTCAATAAATTTTACAAAATCTTCTTTTGTTTTATTCTTTTTAATTTTTCTATATAAAAATTCAAGTTCTCTCATTTAACCTCCTTTAAATATCTTGCTATCAAATAAGCATCACATACACCATCAAGCATACCTCCTCTACTACCATAACATTTAAGTTTTGGCTCTAATTCCAAAGCCTTTTTACAAGAATCTTTTTTATTAGAACCAATCAAACCAAAATACTTTTTCCACTCTTGTGGAGAAATTAATTTATATTTTATATTATTTGCATCAAGAATTCCTTGTAACCAACCATAATTTTCCCCAAATGAAAACATACTCTTAACACCTTGTTTTGGCATAGAATGAACCTTCTCTATACCAACAATAACATCATTAATATTATATATCATCTTTAAGTTATTAATTAACCTTACATAAGTTTCTTTATCAAAAGAATATGATTCTACTATATCATCTTCTAGTAGAACCAATGCTCCTTTTTTACCAACATCAATTCCTATATAAATCATTTCATAACTCCTATTGATATTAAAAGCATTAATATTGATAAGATAACAAAATAATAAGAGAAAGTTTTATTAACATCAAGAGAATAAATAGAGAGAAAAGCAAAGAAGAAAGAAAACAATAAGAAGATATAAAAAAACATTATCTATCCTTTTTATTTAAATAAACAACTTTACTATCAATATAATCACAATTACTCTTAATGTGTTCAATAGCTAAATTAGCATATCCACATATATCTCTCCAATTATCAATATAATAAGGATTATTAGCTATTCTTGCTAACTTATGGAGTAACATATCAATTGTTTCAAATATAACATTATCATCATCTCCTGTATACCTTTCATAAAAAGCACCTTTTAACTCTTGTGATAATTCAGCTATATTTTCATAATCTCCATATACTTTTTTTCTATCTTTAATAGAGTTCATAAAACCTCCTTAATACCAAAAGATAATATAATCATAATCAAATATGTTTTTATCATATTTCAAACCAACAAACTTAAATAATTTTATTAGTTGCTCTTCTGATAAACAACTTAACTCAACTCTTATTTCCTCATCAGTTCCATTAAACCAACTTTCATAACAAAAGTTATTTTTTTCTAAAAACTCTTTTAACAAAGACAGATTAATTCTTACGAATAATGCTTTCATTTTTCTCCTTTACATTTAGAATAATTTGCTTTATACCATAAATGTTGTTTAGTTAAATCTTTTTGAAACTTTCCATTAACAATAGAACCAACTCTACTATTCACTTCTTTTGAAACTTCTTTTAAAACACAATTTGGTTCATATCCTAACTTCATAATAGCACCTATTGCAAAAACAACAATATCTGCATATGCATCTACTATATCTTCTTTTTCAACTTTACTTTCATTAAAATCAAATAAGTTTTTAAGATAATCAAAAAATCCTTTTACTTCTGTTTTTAGATATTCTCTTTTATTCTTATTAATTTTAAATCCTTTTGTTTCTAATAATTCTTCAATAATATTTGTTGATTCATTAATAAAATCATAATTTTGTTTATCTAACAATCTATCTTTTTGAAACTTTTTAATACCTTCAATTGGTTCTTCTTGTTGAATTTCTTTATAAAGTTCATCAACTATATTTCTAAACTTATGAGCCTCATCTAAATAACCTTTTTCTTGAACAAAATCTACTAAATCATACATTTTTAAAACTAAATTAGTTTTTTTCATTCACTCTCCTTTTTAATAATTTGATAAATCTCAGCAGTTTTTTCAAGAATTCTATAAAAATTTTTTTCAGTAGTATTAAAAGGAACATCAACTTCTATTGAACTCATCATTTCACAAAAACCATATTCACTTATACCAAGATTATCATCAATATCTCCAACAATTAATTTATAATAATCATTAAATTTAACTCTTTTCCCTTTTAAAGTTCCATATAATATAACTGCACCTTCTTTATTAAGTTTAATTAAAACTCTAAAATCATTACAAGTATCTTTTTCAATAAAGATACTTGGTTTTTCTTGTAAAAACTTAGGTAACTTTTTAATTATTTTTTTCATTCACTCTCCTTTTTCTATTTTTATAAAATTCAACAAAATCTTTGTTAGCATCTATTTCAAAATAAATACCTTTAAACTTCTTATCTTTAACAAACAACTTACTTTGTTTCTCTTGATAGGCTAAGAACCTATCATTTTCATAACAAATATAAAAATAATAATCTCTCTTATATTTATCAAACTTATAATCATTAATCGTTAAATCAAATTCTTTTTTAATACATTCAATCATTTTTCTTCCTTTTCCATTTTTTTAATCTTTCTAAATGTCTTTCTTTTTTTTGCAATAAAAAATATACATCATTGATTAATTGAGAACCAATATCAACTTTTTCTTCATAAATTAAACAATTCAATCTTCTTTTTAATAACTCAATATCTTTTGATGTTTTAGAAATTAAAGAATCAATTGTTGTATTATGATACTTACAATACTCATCAATAGATATTCCATATAATTCATCATAATTCATTCTTAATCCTTTTAGTCAATTTCATTACATTCAATTTCTACTATTTTATATTCATCATCATTATTAAATATAATAAAATCTTCATATTCTTCAAACACTCCAATATCTTTATATTCATTTTTTAATATCTCAAAATATTCTTTTGCATCTTCTTTTGAAACAAAACATTTTTCAAAAACCAATCCATCACATTCTACATTTCCGATTATTCCATATACTTTCATTTGTCCTCCTTTTATATAGTTAGATTTAATTTCTAAATTATTATTATCCATTTTTAATCCTTTCATAATTAGATTTAATTTTTTCATTGGTTAAAATAAGTTTTTTGTAATCATTTGGTAATACATCAATTATATCCACACATAATCTTTGAAACTCTGGTAATACATCTTTGTTGGTTCTTAATTCCAATAAATGAACCAATGACCTTAAATTAAATGAATATTGTCCTTTAAATTTAAATGATTCTGGTAAAACATACTTAGCAATATCATTTGATATATCTTTACTAATTAAAAACCTTAAATGTTCAAGTCCATTAATTATTAATTCATCAGTCATTTCATCCTTTGTAAGAACCACATATTTAGATGCTCTTTCATATTGTTTATAAGTTATTCTTCCATTCAACTCAACAAAAGGTTTTTCTTTTTTCAACTCTTTTAAAGTATATCTTGTTGATTTTACTGTTGGACTAACACCTATTCTATGTCTTGATAATTCTTGTAATAAAGCTCTACTTGCCTCTATTTCAAAAACAATTAAACTATGCTCTAAAATGCTTTCATGTTTCATTTTAAAACCAACTCTTTTGATTAAATCAAAATCTTTATCACCTATTATATGTTCTTTAACTTTTTCACTAATAAAACCACCATTCATTATAGTTTCAGTAATATATTCTTGTTGTTTTTCTTTTGTATCACTTAAATGATGATTATCATGTGAATATCTAATACCATTTGCTATTAACCAAAGAGGTGTTATATAAATTAATCTTACTGCCATTTACTCTCCTTTTATTCTGATAAAATTAAACCATCAAAATTAAGCTTTTGATTTAAATAAGTAAATTCATTGTATTTTCTAGAAGGAATAAACCTTCTAATTTTATTAACAATTATTCCTTTCTCTATAAAAGAAAGATTATTGTTAAAATAGATAAAAATAACCCTATCAGCCTCATTATAAAACACATAATAATCAATACCATCAATACCTTCTAGATAATCAACAACATCACCTAATTCATTAATTTTTAACAAACTTACTTCATACATTAACATTTTATTTTCCTTTTTTTTCAAATCTATTACAACCGAATTTTTCATCTGTAATAATGTAATTGTAATTAACAGGATTACTGCATAATAATCCTTTACTAGTTTTTATTAAAAATTTACAATTTTTACATATCCTATTTTCAAAATCATCATAGATTTTGTCTATAAAAATATCTATAACCCTACCTTTATAAGGTAACTTTAAAACTTTATTAAAACAATGTTCAAACAATTCTTCAAAAATCCCACCTTCTTTCCAAAATTCTTTTTTAACTTCTTCTCTTGTCATTTACTCTCCTTCTAAATCAAATCTACCTGAATTTAAAATATCACAAATTTTTTGAGCATCTTCTTCTGCTTTAAAATAAACTGTAAACTCTTCTGCACAAATACTCATACCCTTTACTTCATATCTTGGTTTAGAATATGAATGATTTTTATATATAACATAATTAGAGTTAATATGCTGAAACTCATATCCTCTACTATTTGGACATTCTTGGTCTCTTAAAGCCAACAATCTCATAAATCTTCTTGTAGCTTTAAGAGCTTTTTCAGCTGTTTCTCTATCCTTTCGTGTTAAACCACTTTTAATATATCTCTTATCACAATTTATAGAAATAGAAGTAGCTACTTCATTATCTTGAAGATATATCATATAATTACATTCTTTTAATTTAATTTTAGGTGGTTTAGGAATCTCAAATTTAATTTCATCCCAAAATAAAGTTTGTTTTGCATCTTTTAAACCATATAATATTCCATTATAATCATAACTCCATGTCTGATTGTTATCAAATTTGATTACAATTTCATCATCACTTAAATCTATAACTTCTCCTCTTCTTCTAAAAATAAAATCCCAAACTTTATCACCTATTCTAATTCCATCAAAATAAGCCATTTACTCTCCTTTTAACTATATTTTCTTTTTAAACTTGCTAAAACAGTTTTCCTTAATTCTTTCTCACTAACTGGTTCTAAGAGCATAGAATTAGCTTTATAAAGTTCTTTTTCTATTCTTTCATAAGAACCGGTTAAATCACCTATAAAAGAACCAAGCCTGAATAAGTTTTGATTCCTCACAGATGGATATGTGTTATTAATAAACCATTTAATCATACCTCCTATTCTTCTATTTATTTCATCTGTATTATAATCCCTTTCATCAAACTTCTCTATTTGCTTTTCAATTACATCTCTTATATCAGTATCAGGCAAATAAGGAACAACATCAAATAATTCTCCTTGTTGGTTCTTAAATATCATAGCATTAGGATTAGTAAACCACAACCTATCAATGTTTCTTGTAGATACATCATAAGAACCAACACCAAGAGCATCACATATGTTGCTAATTAATTGTTTGTGCTGTTCATTATCAACATAGAACTTAGTCTTTGTAGGTAATAAGATTCTAAATCTATCACATCTTATACCTCCTTTATCTTTTTGATGTGATTTAGTTGTATAAATCAAATAAACATAATTGTTTAAAATATCTAAAATCTCATTTATAGATACACCATTATCAACATCTATACCTATAACATTTTGTCCCTCTATTGCTTTATCTGCTTTTCTTTTACCATTTTCAAAATGAACCAAACAAAAGTTTGATACTTTATCTGATTTAACTAATCTCTCAACTGATTGTCCTTCACCAAAAAAAGGGATTTCCATACTAATATATTCAGTAGTTTTTTCTCTTTTATCTATTTTAGGAACAGATACAATACATTTATCTAAATTATTAATAGGTAATTTTTCTATTGAATAAAACTTAATTTTAGAACCTTTTACAACTAATCTTTCATTGTTCCTATAACAAAGCTCTTCTACAAGTTTAATATCTTCATTAAAGGTCAATCTATTAAAAATATCTTTTTCAAGAATCTCTGATTTAGTTAATCTATTGTTTTGTTTTAATATCTTATAAATTCTTTTATGTTGTGGTTCTACATTAAACAAACTAAAATTAGTTTCTCTACATCTTTTATAAAAATCATAAGCATATTCTACATCTTCAACATAAACTTTATCTTTTTTATTTACAACGCTATACAAACAACTAAGTTTTAATATCTTATCAAATGAACCAATCTCAGCACTCATTCTTGTTTCTTCTTTATGCTTATTAGAAAACTCTATTAGCTCATTATTGATATCTAAAAGCGCTTCTATTGCATTTTTATCAACTTCAAGTATGTAAGGTATACCTGTTGATAAACTCTCTCTATTAGCCTTTAAAACATCAAATACAGCATCTTTATAATCAGGTTCATCAACATAACCTAAATTATTTAACTTTATATCTTTTGGTTCTTCATAATATATAAAACTTCTTCTATAAATACCACTTGATAAACTTTTATTAAACAATTCATATGTCTTAGAATCTCTTTTTAGAGCTATTGAAGAACCAAACAATAAAGCATTGGCTCTTATTCCATATAAATTCTCATTTATATTCGCTTTGATAACTTTACCAATAAACCTACCATCATATAACTCTTTTAAAGTATCTATTGTTGAATTAGACATAATATCAAGTATTTCTTCATTAATAATATTTAAAGAACCAACAAAGCAATAACTAAGAGATAAAGCTCTAAGATATAATCCCTCCTTTGTTCCTTCAATAGAAACCTCAAAAGGAGGTAAGAATGACTCTATTTTCAATGAGTTACCATCAATAAAAATAGAATCTTCTTTCTTTGTATTTTGTCTAAAAGAAAACAATAAAGCATCATCCCATTTCTCTATAATATCTTTGTAATAAGATTTAATTTGCTCATACACAAAACTTTTACCAGAACCACTACCAGCTAATGTAATTCCATAGTAATTCACAGGAATAATTTTATTATTAAATTTAACAGATAAATTAATAAGAGATAAAATAGATGAAGTTACAAACCAAAAAGCATTTTCTATAATTTCATCAGAACTTAAAAATCTTCCTTTTGAATTTATATAATCAATCATCTTTTTCATATAAACCCTTTATATAGTTTACTATTTTCATAAATCTCTCAAATGATTCTTTATTACATTTCTTTCTATAAGAACCAACAAATTTATTATGATAAAGAGAATGACAATGTCTACATAAAGTAACTGCATTATCTACATCAAATCTATGTTCAGGATAGTAAGATGCACAATATAAATGATGAGCCTCTCTATGTTTAATAGAGTTACATATAATACATCTTTTATCTCTTCTTATTACCTTTGCTCTCCATATCCTATACTCTCTACTGTTTCTCCAACTCATCTGGTTCTCTTAATACTTTTATTCCAATAAATTTCAAATCCCCAAACATAGCTATACTTCTCTCCATTTCAATTAAATCTTTAAGTTCAAGTCTTCTTAAAAAACTATAAACATTACTAATTGAACTAAGTCCAACTTCATCTACTATTTCTCTTGTAGTAGTAACATAATAATCATCAACTTTATTTTTTGTTTTAATAAAGTTAAAAAATCTTCTTACAAAAATTTTATGTTTTTTTCTAGCATTCATTTATACCTCCTTAAAAAGATACATTTAAATTATTTTCTTTAAATTTTTGATACCATTTACATTTATCCGAATAAGAACAATATTTCTTACATCTAAGTGGTTCTGATACACCAGTTTTATCCTTTCTCCACCATAAATCCTGACAATGAAAATTATCTTCATCAATTAAATTAAGTTTTTCAATTATTTCATAAAATCTCTCTTCAACTTCTTTACTAGAAGGAACTTCTAATTCTTTAAATAAAATTGATGGTAAATCTTTCTTATTTCTAAAATCATATCCACCATCTTTTAAAAAAAATAAAATTCCTGTTTTTAAATCTTTTCCAAGAATTTCTTTTGCAAGATACTTATACACTGCTAATTGCCATCTATAAGCATGATATTTATTATTTAATACAGATTCAACTGTATATTGTTTAGTTACTTTTATATCAATAATATATTCATCATTTAATAAATCAATAGAACCACTTAATTTCCATTTATTAGGAAATTCTTTACTTAAATGAACTTCACTTTTAAACTCATCTTTTAAAAGCTCTTGAACTGATATATGCAACAAAGAACCAATTGTAGCTTGATTAAATTCTTTATTATCAGGAACACCATATTTATGTCTATAATATATTTGTAATAAATCAGAACCAAATTCACTTGCACTAATTGTATTGCTTGGTTCTTTATCTCCATTATATTGAGTTTTTTCAAGTAGTTTTTTAACTATTTTATCCATCTTAAATCCTTTATTGTTTTTTTAACAAGAAGAAAAAAAAGAGAGTTAGAAAGGAATATCTGATGTATCAGCTTCTACTTTTGGTTCTTGATTATTACATTTTTCTTTAAAAACTGGTTTATTTTCTATTCTTTTAGCAAGTTTTTCTCCACATTCTTTATCATTTATACAACATGCATCAACTAACTCATATCTTTTTTTCTCCTCACCATCTTGATTACAATAAATTCTATCTCTAATACCTACAAGAATCTTTTTATTAATCAAATCAGTAACAACTTTAACCTTTCTTTTTTCACCAAATACTTCAATAATTCTTTCTTCAAAATTCAAATCATTAATTCTTTTACCAACACATTTAGCCATCTTATCAAGCATCAAAACACCACTAAAATAACCACCTTTACTATTTTTAACTGAACCTTCTTTATTCTTAACCATTCTTTCAACAGCCCAACCAACAAGATTTAACTCTCTTTCATCTTCAAAAGAACCAACAAATGCTCTAATATTAAAATAAGCAGTTCCACTCATTGTATATTCAATCCACACATTGTTAACAACAACTTCATATACACCCGGCTCAAAACCTTTAAACTCTTTTACTTCTTCTGCTTTATCAAGTTCTTCTAAATTAATTTGATTTAACCAGCTCATTTACACTCCTTTTTTTATATTATTTTACTCTTTATTTCTTAAAGTTTCTTGAATATCACACAACTCAAACCATTCTTTTATAGCCTCTTCATCATTATCAAAAAATCTAATAACCAACTTACCATTAATACAACCCCATACACAATATATAGAACCAACAGGATAAAAACCTGATAATCTTGATTCCTTACATTCCTGTTGGTTCTTTTGTTTATTTAATTTCTCTCTTAACTCATCTCTATCCTCCTTTGATAGATAAATTAAAATGTCTCTTTTATCTATTTCCATCTTTTGATTCCATTTTAATTTTATCAATTATTTTTTGCATATCATATAATTCTTCATTTGAAGAAATAACATTAGGAATACCAAAACCAACCAATCTATTTTTTCCAATAGCATCTTGTGTTGGTTCATTAATCATCATTCTATTACCTTGTTCATCAATAACTAAATGACTAACCAAATCAAAATAACTTGGTATCATCATTCTAAATTTACTTGCTTTATACATAGGATATTTTCTTAAAAATCCACCATCATTAATGTCTTCTTCAAGAGCAGTAACAATGATATTTTTTTCTATTTGTAATAAATCTTCCAATCTTTGTCTACTAACAACATCAAAATCTCCCCAGAGTTTTAGTGAATCTTTTTTATCAGGATAAAGTTTTGTTAATGCAACATACAACATTTCAGCATATCTTGTAATAGAATCAACAACAATAGTTTTGTATTTTGTATCTGTTTTTAGATACTCTAATACTTCTTTAAACTCTTTTGCATTTGCAATAGGAACAACATCTATATCTTTATTTTTAACAGATGCACTACCTTTTTCTAAGTCAAGAACCAATGCATCTTTTACAGAACCAGCGAGATAAGTTTTACCAATACCACTTTTACCATAAATAAGAGCTTTTAGATTTTTAGCAACTAAATCTTTTGGTTTAACAATTTGTAATTTCATTTACTCTCCTTTTAATAAAATTGAATCAAAACATAAATCAACAACTATTGTTTTATTAAAACCAACAATACTAAAAACAGCACCTATTTCAACATTATTAAGCTCAACAACAACATTAACAGGTTCTTTATATGAATTAACAAAACTAACAATTTCATCTATGCTATTAAACTTTTTAACTTCACTCTCAACACTATTATCAATATAAACATAACCAATAAACTTCATCTTACAACTCCTAATAATTGATTTTGAGCTTTATAAGTTAAATAATATCTTTTTTCATCTTTGCTTATTGTTAAAAAACCTAATTCTTTAACTAAAAAATCTAATGTATCACAAAAACATTTTTCAGTGAATACATTTAAATTAAACAACTTATCTCTAACTCTGGTTGGTTCTATATAAATAGAATCACCATCAAAAACAACTTTTGAAAACAAACTCATTATAATAGCATAAGAACAACATCTAATGTTCTGGTAACCATTTTCACTTAACCAAATACTAATTTCATCAGAATAATCAACTATTTTCATTAAATTCTCCTTTTTTATAAAACAAAATATTATTTTTATAATCATTAATTGATTTATCAAAATAAAATGGATTTATTGTTATAACAGAACCAACTCTGCTAATAAAACCTATTTCTTTCAACTCTTTAATAGTATTTTTAATTAACTTTTCTGATACTTTTAATTTTTTTGCTAACTCCTTATTTGTTATTTTTATTTGATTGTTTTTATTAACATTTAACAACAAAAACTTAATTATTCTTCCCTTAGAACCAAACAAATCAAAAACTTTATAAAATTCAAAGAAAACAATATTAAATTTTCTTTTAATACCTTTATTATCAAGAGAACCATCATAAACAAAGTCTTTTGTGATTGGTTCTCCATTATTGTTAAATACCTCTATTTTCCTTATCATAAGGAAACCTTTACGTGTTTTTTAATAAAAAAAAGAGGGTACTATTTTACCCCTCAGAGGGTACTATTTTACCCCTCTTAAAATCATTGATTTTCTCCGAAATCTTGGTAATATCAAAGGATTTTAAAAAATTTTTTCTTTATATAAAGAAAAAATTTGAAAATTTTTTATAAAAAATGCAAATTTTTGATTCCAACCTTATTCATTTTCTACATCTAATTCATAATATTTAACTATCTCTTTTAACTGATATTCAAGCTCATCAACATCCAAGCCTTTTAAAAGTTCTTCTAAAAACAACTCACAACCTAAGTAATCTTTTATTTCTTGTGCTAAATCAAATAACTCTTCTCTTCTATCCATAAAACCTCCTTTTATTAGTGTCTAAAACAGCGTATAATCAACGAAAATACTTTTTAAGTATGTTTACCTATAAACAAAGAAAAGAACCAACAGAGGCTATTTAAGAGCTAAATACCAAATTGTTTTTTTATTTCCTTTCTAATTTCTTTATTTTTAACTTTTTTAAGAGCATCTTTTAGTGCTTTTTCTTCATAAAATCCTAAACCAAATACTGGTTGGTTCTTTCTGTAAGGAAAACCATCTATTTCAACAACATAAAAATCATCATCATAGTCAATCACACATTCAATTCCATACTCAGTTCCACATGTTCCTTTTACTACCATAAAACCTCCTTATTTGAATTTTAAGCAACTTTTTATGCTTTATAGTATGTTACTACCTAAAACTAAAAATCTTTCAATAGAGAGCGTTTTAGAGCTAAATAACACTATATTTTTTCTGCTATTGACTCATAGTCAGTTATCAATATCAAACCTTTCTTTTCATACTTTTTTATCTTCTCTAAAAGTTCTTTACAATCATCAATAATATCTCTGTCTAAATCATAGACAGAGAAGTTTCTATTTAGCAATAACAAATCTTTTTTAGGAATTAACTTCTCATCACATTCAACATTGATAGGAACATAAAAAGGAATATAAAATCTAATTCTCATTTTTTCTCCTTATACATAGCTAATCTTTTAATTGTTGCCATCATTGATTTGTGAGTCCCAACAGGCATAGTAACCATGTCTGTTGGTTCTTCAAAATGGTCAACAAAGAACTGATTAGCAACTGTTCTTTTCAATGGCATCTTTAAGACAATAAAATCTTTTTTCCTAATTTCTAAAACAACATTATCTTTTCTTCTATTAACAACTAAAAAATCACCTTTATATTCATCACTAAGCAATGTTTTAATAATTTTTTCTAGTTCAAATGCGTATACTCTAATCATATATTCTCCTTTAAGTATTTATTTAATTCATTTAATGATTTAAATGATAATTTAATTACATTATTTCCTTTTAAAAGGGACAAATAATAAATCCCTTTTATTCTTTTTATTTTAAATTTCATTGTTTATCCTTTGAGCATTTAAAGTGATAATGATTACCTCTTCCTGTTGTTCTGTAATAATCACATTCAAAAGTTGGTTCTTCTTTATGAAGAATAATATCTGCTTTATACCAATTGTTATATTGGTATGACATAAAAGGATTAAAGCCATAATCAACAACATATGTTCTTGATGTTCTTGAAGTTCTTCTATTCTCATAAGCATATAAATATAAATTAACATTTGTTTCTTTTTTACTTGGTTTTAAAATCCAAAAATTATTTTCTATAAAGACAATTTTAAAACTTTTTGGTTCATAGGAAATTTTATTCCAATTTTTAAGAAAAATAACTATTTCTCTATTAACGCCAGATACACCACAGCTAATATTTATATAACCATCTTTATAACCAACTAAATCTCTTGGTTCTAGAATAGTGTTACCATACAAATTATTTATATCTTCTGCACCTGTAATTTTAAATGACGGAACATATTTATTATCAATTGATTTTAAAATAATTTTATTTACTAATTTAGCCATATAAGCTCCTTTTTTAGTTTTGTAGTATGTTAGTATCTAAAAAGAAAAAAAAATGCAACAGAAAGCATTTTAGACGCTAATTAGCGTATGTTTTGAAATAGAAGTCTTTAACAAAATCAAATACTTCATCTTCACATGGAACATCTATATGGATTATATCTTCATCATATAAATGCTCTATAAATAATTTATTTCTAAAACTTCTATAATAATCTAGAAAGAATGTTAAAAAGTTCTCGTATTGGTTCTTATTAACCAATTTTCCTTTTGCAAAAAACCTAACACCAATATTTGGAACATATCTTGTTCCATCTGCAAAAATAACAACTTCATCATTTTTTAGTTTTTCTAATAATTCATGCATCATTAACATATATCCTCCTTATGAATTAGTTTTTGGTTTGTTACAAAGAATAATTTCTTTTGCTTTTTGTTTTAATTTAGATTTTTTATCTAAAAGCTCATTGTATTTTTTATGTCCATCATCAAATGCTAATGCTACATCTAACCATGTTCCATCTTTGTCTATATATCCTCCTCTTCTAAAACCATCATTGCTTTCTGGTTCATAAAAAGTATCTTTAAACCATAATCTACCTTTATCAAAATATAATTGAAATCCTAATTTTCTAATTAATTCTTGTGTTTCTTTATTATTGATGTTCATTACAACATTTTTGCTTTTTAAAAAGTTATCTGCAAAATTTTCTATTTCTTTTTCTATTTTTAAATATTCTTCATAATCTTTTTTATCTAAAACATCTACATAATAGTAATTTTCATAACCTGTAATATAATATGAACCATTCCATGTTTTATAAAAGTTTTTATTTACTATAAAATATTTTTCATTTATTTCTTTTAATTTTTCTTCTAAATATTTATGAACTATTTCTCTATCTAAATGAAGAGATTCAGATAGTGAAAATAATTTATACCAAGTATAATTATCTTTTAAAATATAAACTAGTTTAGTTTTAATAACATCATCAATCATTAAAACTTCACTATAATTGTAATCTTTAACTTTTACATAAATACCATCACCTAAACATACTTCTTTTTGATAATATTCATCATATTCTTTATAATTACAATCTCTTGAAATTTTAATATCAATATAATTTTCTTCTGCATATTTTTTGTAATCAAAAACAACATTATTAATGTTATCAATAATATATTTTTCATTAAAATCAACAATATTAAATCTTTCAAACTCTTTAACAACTTTGAAGAATTTATCTTTTAAAGTTTTATCTTCCCAATTGTTTATATTACTAGCAATATTGTAATATTTGCTTTTTTTATCAAAGAAACAAACTTTTCCATTGCTATCAAATAAAACTATACCATTACCTTTTTTATTTTCTTTAATTGTATACATACAATCTCCTTTTTTATTAATTTAATTATAAAACCTTGTCTTGGTTCTATAATTAAACTAATATTCAAAAAATCTTTTCTTGTGTTTTATCTTTCTTGAATATTGTTTCTTACTTTTTACAACTTTTGGTTTGTAAAAACCCTTAGCCATAGCTAAAACATTATAATCTCTTTTTTTAATCATTTTATCCTCCTTTTTTTATTTAATCTTCAATTGAATCTAATTCAATAAAATCAACATCATATTCTTTAAATGTTCTTTCAAAGTCTCCTCTTAATATCTTTTTCTTAAATTCTTTTTTTCCTTTTCCTCTCATTTGAGTTCTCATATATGATTTAGCTACTGATAGAAATCTATTGTAATTCTCTATTGGTTCTTGTCTTTCATAAAGATACAATAGAGTTTCTTGAATCATCTCATTGCATTCAATGTGATAAGCACTATAAATATTTCTTAATCTATAAAATATTTTTCTTAAATCATTTTGGATTTTTCTAACTTTATCTTTATCAAAAAACCATTCAATAGAACCACCTTGATTATGTGGTTCTTTGTATTTGTAAATTATATAACCTCTTTTAATTCCTCTATAATAAGTAGATTTATGGATTTTTCCTTTTTTATATAATTCAAGCATTTTTTGTTTATCAGTGATTTTTATTGCCATTTATTCTCCTTTGTTGGTTCTATAATTTCTTAAAGAATTAAATCTTTTAAAAGATTTATCTAAGATAATTAATTTAACTAGTTTATTTATTTCATAAATTATTTTAATTTTTTCCTCTATTGGTTCTAGATATTCTTTTTTGTATTTATTCCAATCTTCTTCATCAAAATCTTCTTTAAATTCTTTGATTAAAGAATTTATTTTATTAGAACAAAAGATAAGTTTATTTTCTAAGAATAAAGAAAGTTCTCTTAATAATTTATTTGTTTCATCAATCTTATTAGATACTTCATCTTCTAATAAAAGATTATCAATTATAAATACTTTTGATTTTGTAGTTACCTTACTCATCAGTTTTTCTATTTCAAAAAAATTTTTACTGTTTTCTACTTCATATTTTTTATTTCTAAAAGTAATAATTAATTTTTCCATATATTCTCCTTTTTATTGGTTTGTTGGTTCTGTAAATAAAGTGTAACTTAATTTTTGTTAGTAAATATGTTTTAAAATGTAAATATGTTTTTTAATTATTATATGATGTTCTATACATTATATATAGAGAATTAAAAAAAAGAAAAAAAGAGTAAAGAAATCAAGGAATAATCAAATCTAAAATAGATTCATTTCCGATTTCTTTCTCTTTTTCTGGTTCTTTTGGTGTTATTTTTAGATAACCAAAATCATCACTAAACCAGAATCTTACTCTCCATGAATATGGAATCTCTTCTTCTTTATCACAAAGATAAATCCAATCAGAGGAATATCCTTGACCAAATTTAGTTAGTGATGAGTTATATGTTTCAAGTAAATCTACAATTAACAATCCTACTTGTTCTCCAACAATAATGCCTTGGTTCTCTTTTAATGGAACAGAGAACTCTTTGTATTCATTCAGAAATTCAGATTCAACACCTATAACTATTACAATAGAATCTCCTTCTATTGAAGCACCATATCTAATATCCATATTGTCTTTTTCAATATCTCTAACAACATCAAATCTTTGAACCTCAAAAGTATGAGGTTCTCTTACGAAATAATCACTCAATCTTTTAGTTAATTTTTTACTTGTTTTTTTTACTATTGCCATTTACTCTCCTTATTATTAATTTTTCATAATAGCTTTATTATAAGAGTATGTATGTAGTAGGAGATTGGTAGTGGTTGGTTCTGGTAATGAATATGATTTTGGTAAAAAGAAAAAAAAGAACCAAGAGGTTAGATATGGATTAATCCCTCTGGTTCTTTAAACTCTTTTATGAAGGTCTCCATTGTGTATGGAGACCCCCATTCTATTGGGATATGAACCCAATAATAGGACTTCCCTTTTTCAAGTGGGAAAATCTCTAAATCATCAACATTGTCAATATTGCCCAAATCATCTACACTTCTTATTATCTCTGCAATACCATCACCATAATGATATTGATGGTAAATTGCTACTGCTGGATACCCAGCAGTTAAATATTTTTCAATTTCTTTTCTAATATCTTTTATTTTCATATGCACTCCTTTTGTTTAATTATTCTCACAATAGCTATTTATTATATTATAAGGAGTAGTTGGTTCTGTATTATATATGATTGTTTAGAGTAAAAAGAAAAAAAATGGAGATTATAAAATCTCCATCTTTTCTCCTTTATGTAATTCAAGAAATTCTTGGAATTTGTCTACATCATCAAAGATGTAGACAAAAATATCATTATCCACATATAAAAGAACCACATATTCTACCATTTTTAACTCCTTTAATTTTTTTTTCACAAGAGCTAAAAAAAAGAAATGGAAGAACCTATTTATTAAGGTTCTTCCATTCTTTTAGAAGTTCTTTTGTTTCGTTGGAATTCCTTGACCACAAGGAAATCCAAACGAAAGCGATTAAGTTTGAGATATAAGAGAAAAGGTTATGAACCATGATTAACTCCTTTTAATTTAATTTTTATTCATAAAAGCTATTAATCCTAAGAGGAGTTGGTTCTAAGTAAAAAAAAGAAGATTAGGAGATAGTTTTTTCTACTATCTCCCATACTCCTTTTTCTTTTTTGATAAACTTCTCAGCATCTCCTCTTTTAGAGAAGAGATGGTAATCTAAAACTAATGCTCCCCAATATCCGTCAATAACAATTAATTGAGCAATGTATACTTTCATGTTTATCTCCTTTAAATTAAATTTGTTTCATAAAAGCTAAAAAAAAGAGGAAAGGAAGTTATTTTTCTATTTTCTTTACTTCCTTTACCTCTTCTATCCATACCCTACAGGGCATGGAATTTTTCAATTTTTCAATCGCCTCTTCTTTTGAAGAGGCTTTAATGCAATCACATTCTTTTATATAGTTGCCTCTATGACCTATTTCATAGAGAATATAAAATTCTTTCATTTTTACTCCTTTTATCTGATTTGTTTTTCACAATAGCTATTAATACTAAATGTGGGTGTTGGTTCTGAATAAAAAAGAAAGAGAAGTTACTCTCTTTCTTTTTCATATTTCTCGTACAACCAACAACAGCCATCTTGTTGGAGGATTATCTCCTCCAGACGTTTTTTTGATTTTAATTCAGGAGCTATTTTTTTTATTTCATTGAAAAGCTCATCTGTTACTCCGATGAGCTTTCCATCTTCATACCTCCCCCATCTTTGATGGATATCGGTATTATGTCCGACGGTGAAGGCTATTGCCCCCACCCTTACTCTATCTCTATAAAAATCACACAAAATACACATCGCTATCTCCTTTAATTTAATTTTTTTTCGTAAAAGCTATCCATAATCCTTATGGAGGTGTTGGTTCTGTATTATTGTAATATATATGAGTATTTATATATGAGTGTTTTAAGTGTTTAAAAAAAGAAAAAAGAAAGTATTCAGGGATTTATCCTGAATACTTCCTAAATTTTACATGCTTAAATTCGCTTACTTTTACAACCTTTCCGTCTTTTTGTATCTCTTTTACTACTCTTTTAGTAGTAGCATAAACTGGAATAAGCCAAAACCTTACAAATTCAACCATCTCAACAACAGCCCCAAAATCACCCTGAATCAAAACAATATCACCCTTATTTGCATTATCTCTTAAAAACT